AAGCCAGCACAGCCGCCTCCCATAATACCAAATTTAACATATTTACCTTTAGCAACACTGCTAAAATGGTCTACTGCTTTATCAGTTAACGTTACTACATTAGCCATATTAATCTCCTGTTCCGGGCATGCCACTAAACTCAGGACCTTTGTTTGGTCCGTCATATCCCTTCTTGGGATTAAAGTCATCAGCATTAGGCATAGGGTCTTGCTGTGATGTGATATTGGGCCATTGCACTGCATGATCTTGATTCATCTTTACCCAGAAATCAATATAGTCCTGATTATACTCTTTTGTAGTATCAGGAAGAATTGCGCCTGCTGGACACTCTGGTTCACATACACCACAATCAATACATTCATCAGTATTAATAGCTAAAAAAATTCTCACCTTCATAAAAGCAATCAACTGGACATACTTCTACACAATCAGTATACTTACATTTAATACAATCTTCATTGACAAAGTATGTCATATATTGTTAGCCCTTTTTATTTGTTTGTTTTTGCTCTTTAAGCAATTGTGCTACAAGATCGTCTTTCTTTTTGCGTCTGTCTAACTCAACACCATATTCACTACGGCCAATCTCTTCAAGTTGTTGCTTGGTTAGTTTACCAAGTGAAGCCTTGGTGTGCTTCTTTACTTTGGGAGTATTTTTGCCTGTTGGCTTTACTGTAAGTGTACTGGTAGCTGTAATGTTTTTACTATCAACTGCATTTGCAATTGCTTCTGGTACCGTTGCAGTTTCATCTTGACTTAAGCCAAGGAATTGTTTTAATCTGTTTAACATTTTAGTTCCTTAAAAAATACCAAGTGCTAGTTTGCCTTCTTCACTAATTACATCTGGTCCCCATTGTGGATCAAAGGTAATTTTGACATCAACGCCTGTTGCTTCTGTACTTATCACGGCGTTGCTTACATCCTCTATAATATAGTCGGCTGCAGGGCAAAATGCACTGGTTAATGTCATTGTTATAATGACGTTAGTTGGGTCATCAGTATTTATATCGTATATTAGACCCAAGTCATATACGTTTAAACTTATTTCAGGATCATACACTTCTTTAAGTGCATCAACTATTTTTTCCTGTAAAGTATTATCCATGTGTTAACCTAAAAATTATTGCATCTTCTTGACTACTAAAGTAAACACTTATCATATCAAAGTTTCTATCAAATCGGAACCCCCAACGTGTGCCAGGGGGTCCATACATTTCATTCATATAATTAATGAAATCTTTTCTGATTTTCTTTCCACCTGTATAACAATCATCGCTATCTCTTTTAACAACATAGTTATACTTAAAGTGACCGGAATTTATATCCCACTCGCTGTTGATCTTCCATGTGTTTTCAGTTGCTATCATTATTAATCTATTTGGTCATCCAACCATCTTCAGCATGACTAACTTTTTGCCAGGTGTATGGCGTATAGATAGCACTATTGGATCCATGCTCTGCACATTCTGCACTTTCACACCAACAACGTCCGTCTGTCATTTCACGCACCAAATTATCTGCAAATCGCCATGCATGTTCTGCAAACTTCTCTGCACCTACACCATCTAGTTGTGTAATTTGTGCTAGACCTTTTGTTTCTAGCACAAGTAGATCATCCTTCATTGGATCATTAATGTCAATCACTGTCTGATGATCAAAGGTATCTTCTAACCATTTCTTTAGTGGCTTTAGTCCACCAAAGTCCACAGCCCAATTACGATGATCCAGATCATTTGTACCAAATACAAATTTAAACTGTAAACTATACCCATGTAAGAATCTACAATGTGAATGATCTGCATGTGGTTGACGGAACACCGCTGATAGTCCGATGTTATGTCCGTATGTTTTTGTACTAAAGTGAGGCATATATTTTCTCCTGTATTATAAGGACGGAGTATTTAAAGTGGGACGATCCTATAGGACCACTGTGTATATTTATAGCAGGTAAATTAACGTTTGTCAATAACTTTATCAGCAAGTCCATATGCAAGTGCTTCTTGCGCACTCATAAACTTATCACGATCCATATCACGTTCAAAATCTTCATATGTTTTACCAGTTGTATTATGTTTTACATATAAGTCAGTTAGCATTTTCTTCATCTTCATAATTTCATGATAACTAATTTCAATATCACTTGCCATACCTCTGGCACCGCCACTTGGCTGGTGAATCATTGTACGACTGTGTGGTAATAGGAAACGTTTGCCAGGTGCTCCTGCTTGTGCAAGGAAACTACCCATACTACATGCTTGACCCATTACAACTGTGCTTACGTCTGGATTAATAAACTGCATAGTATCATATACACTCATGCCGTCAGTAATAAC